GGGAAAAGGAAGAAAAGCCACAGCGTGTCAAAGAGCGTTCAAAGCGTAATGCTGCTAGAGCGTTGATGATGGAAGAGGGAAGGGCTTACAAAGGAGACGGGCGTGATGTCGATCACAAAAAGCCTTTGTCGAAGGGTGGTGGCAATGGGCGTGGTAATTTGCGCGTTGTCGCTGCCAGCAAGAACAGAAGCGTTAAGCGTAAGCAAGACGGAAGTTTACGTTAATGGGACGCACTAACGAAAGGCTGTGGGAGTCTGCAAAGGCTCAGGCGAAGGCTAAGATGGGTGGTCATTCAGCTAGAGCCATGCAGCTTGCTGGTAAGATGTATAAGGATAAGGGTGGTGGCTATACAGGAGAAAAGACAGAAGCTCAAAAGTCTATGACAAAATGGACTAAGCAGGAGTGGACAACGTCTTCTGGGAAGCCCTCTGATGGAAAGCGGCGTTATTTGCCTAAAGCGGCTTGGTCTGCTTTGAGTGATAGCGAAAAGAAAGCCACAAACGCTGCTAAGGCTGCTGGTGGTAAAGCTGGTAAGCAATTTGTTGCTCAACCAGAAAGCGTAGCTGCTAAGACAGCTAAATATAGGAAGAAATGAAATATGTTAGCTCGTTTGTTGACTAGGGGTGTTGGTGGCACTACCCGTCGTGGTGCTGCTAACAAAGGCAAGAACAGGCTTGCTGGCGATCTTGACGACGATGTTGTCAAGGAAACCAAGAGCGATGTTGCTCAGATGCGTAAGGCTTTGGGCGCACGTGTTGACGAAGCTGAAGACATCAAGAAGGGCGCTGAACTTCGTCGTCGTAGTGTGCAAGAGGCTGGTGGTAGGGCTATGCTTCGTACAGGTAGCCGTGCAGGCGCTGTAGCAGGCGCTGGGCTCGCTGGCTATGGTGCTGGTAGGGCTATGATGGATGACGAAGAAGACAGCGCTCCTAAGCGTGTTTCTGTTGCTCCTCGGACAATGGATGAAGACAAGCCTGCTCCGCGTAAAGAAGAGGCTAAGAAGGAAGAGCCTAAGAAGGCTGACATGACGTTCAAGGAAGCGTTTGCTGCTGCGCGTAAGGACGACAAGGCTACGTTTACGTGGCAGGGCAAGCGCTATACAACAGAGATGGCAAAGCCTAAGTCTGCTAAGGTAGATGAAGGACAACATGAGAACATCTCTGACGACACTCGCGAACGTGCGCGGGCGTCTGTTGGCTTGGCAAAGGGTGGCAGCGTCCCCACCATCTATGCAGGCGTTAAAGGCCCTAAGAAGCCCATGCTTGCACGTGCGTCTTCTATGAAGACGAAAGCCATTGCGCCTAAGAAGCTGGCGTATGGCGGTGCTGTGAAAGGAAAGAAGAAATGAAGACGATGATGACAAAGAAGCCTGCTAAGAAGTATGCTATGGGTGGTGGCGTTCCTAATACAGGAATGCAAGCACCTCCGAAAGATATGGCAGCTAAACAACCACAAATGATGGCACAGCAATCTGAAATGGCTAAGTCTGCTCCACAATCTGCTCCGTATATGCCGGGCGGTGGTGCTGCACCAACAGCTCCAGCACAACAACGTCGATATACATCAGCAGATGCTTTGCGTTATCTTCGTCGTACCGGCAACAAAGCTGGTGCAGAACAAATTCTTAGGGGTGCTGTAGGTAAACAATTTACTATGCCATCAGACTTTGCAAAGGGTGGTGTTGTTAAGAAGAAAACTGTTGCAGCAAAGGGGAAAAAGAAATGAAGCCATGTGCAGGATGTCCCAACACCGCTGCCTGTAAGAAAGCAGGCAAGTGCATGATGGCTGAGAAGAAAATGGCAAAGGGTGGTGCTGTCAAAGGCAAGAAGCCCGGTGCTGCTGTAGCCATTATGATTGCTATGCCTGCTAAGGGCAAAGGCAAGACGAAGATGAATATGGGTGGCATGTGCGGGAGTAAGAAGAAGTGATGACACCTAAGCAACAAGCCAAAGTTGGCAAAGTGATGAAGGAGTTTAAGGCTGGCGCTCTGCATAGCGGTGCTGGTAAGAAGGCTCCTGTTGTCAAGAGTCAGAAACAGGCTGTTGCTATTGCGTTGTCTGAAGCTCGTAGGAAAAAGAAGTGAGCATAACAAGCTATCCCGCGCTGGTACGCATTGACGAAACCGGAAACACCGTCACTATTGGCGGCACTTCCGTCGATGCCTTTGGGCGAGTGCGTGTTAGCAGCCCAATGACATTGTTTGATTCGTCACATCGATTCAGTGACAATGACTTGTGGGCAGACAAAATTACAGGCACTGCTTCTGCCACCTTCAGCGCTAACGAAGGGCTCATCAATCTTTCTGTTGGTACAGCCAGCGGTGATGAAATTATTCGTGAAACAACGAAGGTGTTTTCTTATCAGCCCGGTAAGAGTTTGCTTGTAATGTCTACGTTTGTGTTCGGAGAAGCAAAAGCAAATTTGCGTCAGCGATGTGGATATTTTGGAGCCAGCAACGGGCTCTATTTCGAACGAGACGGCACAGCCCTATATTTTGTTGAGCGTAGCGGTGTTAGCGGCTCTACAGCCAATACACGTGTAGCTCAGGCGAGTTGGAATCAAGACAAGCTTGATGGTACAGGTGAGTCCGGCATCACTCTTGACGCATCCAAAGCACAGATTTTGTACATGGATGTTGAATGGCTTGGTCTTGGCACTGTGCGGATGGGTTTTGTCATCGATGGTGTCTTTGTTCCTGCACATAGTTTCCATCACGCAAACCTCATCACTACAACGTACATCACCACTGCGTCATTGCCGCTTCGTTACGAGATGACCAACACATCAACGACGGCATCCTCTAGCACATTGAAGCAAGTGTGTTCGTCTGTTATTTCTGAAGGCGGCTATGAGCTTCGTGGAGTGCAGCAAACTATCGGCACTGATGTAACAAGCCCTAAGACGCTCACTACAGCCGGCACCATTTATCCCATTGTTTCTATTCGTCTGAAGTCTACTAGGCTTGATGGCATTGTCATTCTTACAGCCATCTCAATACTTGGTATCACTAACAATGCCAACTATAAATGGCAACTGGTTGCTTCTGGAACAACAACTGGTGGCACTTGGACAAGTGCTGGTGCTGATTCCTCCGTTGAATATAACACTACCGGAACATCATTTTCTATAGGCACTGGTAGAGCGCTTGCTTCTGGTTTCTTCCAAGGCTCAAATCAGGGATCGTCAACAATTGACATCTTGAAGGAAGCTTTGTTTAAGTTTCAGCTTGAACGCAATTCGTTTACACCCACTCCATATGAACTAACGCTTATATGCACCTCTGCAACTAACGGTGATCAGGTGTTGGCGTCATTGGATTGGGAAGAAATCAGTAGGTGATATGAGTAATAAGAAACGAACAGTGGCGTTGGCGCTGACAACAAGTCCACAAGACATCTACGTTGTCCCCTCAGCATTCAAAGCTGACGTTAGCAGCATCTTTGTTTCTAATGGAAGTGATGTAACGATTAATGTAACGATACAGTGGTATAGTGCTGTTGATGCTGTGTCATATGACATTATGGATGCTGTGAGAATGAAGCCTCGTAGTATTCTTCAAATCACTGCGCCTCTCTATCTAGACAAGAACGATAAAATAACTGGCTTTGCCAATGTTGGCAGCAGCGCCATCACTGTTTCTATCAAGACAGAAGAATATTACGCTACCAAACTCTAATTATGAAAACACCTCTCAACGAACAACAGAAGAAATTCATTGATGCATTGCTTGGTGATGCCAATGGTAGTCCTGTTCGCGCTAAAGAGCTTGCAGGCTACAGCAAAAACTATCCTACAAAGGAGTTGATGTTTGCTCTGAAAGAGCACATCATCGAAGCAACGCAGCTATACATTGCTATGCATGCGCCTAAAGCGGCTATGGCTGTCATCAGCGGCATTGACGACCCTACAGAGCTTGGCATCAAGGAAAAGCTGGCTGCTGCCAAAGACTTGCTTGACAGGTCTGGTGTTGTTAAGACAGAGAAGCTAG